CCTTTTGCTTCTTCTTTTATTTAATTCATTTATACTGCACACAGGACCATGTAATATTATTAAACTTTTGTTAACAAAGGTTCTTAAATAAGGCTTAAAAATCATCCATTCATCTTTCAAAAACATATTTATGGGGACTAATCTATTACTTTCCCACCACCAAATCTCGCCTAATTCTAAAAATCTTTGCTTGATCAATGGGTCTATAATAGCACCATAGTCATATATTGTTGTCACAATATCATCTCTATTTTGCACTATACCTACATAATCCTGACTGGCGTAGGAACACACTGTTATGAATGGATGATTTTGGCTTAATTTTTTAAAAAATTCGTTATGTACCATTTAATACTGTTAAAATACACTTTATTTACTTAAGGTTGCCCAACATAATATTTAAATATAAATACATTAAGGAGCTATTTTTGTGTACGCAACTTCAGTATTTGTATATACACAACGACAGGTTGTTGTATTATTAACCGGTTTCTCAGTAAGGAAATATATGCCAGTTTACGCCAAACCCCTAACTTTACATAAGGGAGTGGATAACCAACTCCAATTTCAATTCTTAAATCAGGAACAAAAACCAGTAGATATTACAGGTAAGGAAATTACATTTAGAGCAATTAGCTATGACGGTAGCAAGGTTTTATTTAGAAAAGCATTGACAGTACAGTTAGGATTAACAGGGATAGCGAGTTTATATGTTAATGCTGCCGATATTGAAGACATAGACGCACAAAGAGCGCATTACTCATTAGAAATACCAATTGGAGAATTTGACTTCCCTGTATTTGTAGATAATGATGCCGGAGCCCGTGGGGATTTGAACATTGTTAATTCTGTACTACCAGCCTTTATACCTAGCGAATCTATAAGCATCCCCACTGGTCAACCCTTCCCTAATTTAGATCCTAACAATAGTCCTGTAAATCCACTCCCTAATGCAAACATTTATTATAGTAGTGTTATCAATACAGAAGATAACCCAATTCTAACAATTCAATCTACATTGACTGATTATAACGGTATCGTGAGTATAGAAGGATCAACTATTGTTAATGGTGATTGGTATCCAATCACAACATCAAATGTTTATAGTAATGTTACTGAGACAGAAGGTTGGTCAGTAAAGGGCTACCATCCATATGTAAGAATGGTGTTTACCAGCAATGCGGGTGTAGTCACTAATATATTGGCTAGATAATTCTTGTATTTTACATTACTTCATGTTATACTTACATGATGTTTGATATCCTGTCCGTTATTCCAGGTAAGAAAAAACTAACACAAAGTGGTTGGCACAGTTTCAATGCCATCTGCTGTCACCATCGCGGACACAAACCTGACAAGCGAGGTCGTGGTGGTATCAGAATGGATGGTGATAACTGGAGTATGCATTGTTTCAATTGTGGATTCAAGTGTGGATTCATGTTGGGCAAAAGCATAACTAAAAATACAAAACAATTATTGTTATGGTCTGGCATAGACGAACAGCAAATACAAAAATGGAGTCTAGAAAGTTTACAACACAAAGATTTACTGTCTTATGTGCAAGTTAAAAAGAATAAAAAGAAAATAAAATTCAAGGAACATACTCTTCCTGAAGGTGAATTGCTTGATGTAAATAACCCATTACACAAAATATATGTGGATTATGTGCAAGCAAGGGGTATAAATGTATGTGACTACCCGTTCATGATCACACCAAACGATAGTGGTCGCCAAGGCAATAGAATCATTATTCCATATACATATCAAAATAAAATAGTAGGTCATACTAGTCGTTTCTTAGACAACAAAACACCTAAATACATTAATGAGCAACAGCAAGGATATGTGTTTGGTATTGATTTCCAAAAGCCTGAATATGAAGTTTGCATATTGGTAGAAGGCATATTTGATGCATTAAGTATTAATGGTTGTGCTTTGACACACAATACAATTAATGAAGACCAAGTTGAGTTGCTAAGTCAACTCAATAAGAAAATTATCTTTGTGCCAGATCGTGACAAAACGGGACTTAGTTCTTGTGGACGTGCTTTAGAATTAGGATATAGTGTTAGTATACCAAATTGGGAATCCGACATTAAAGATGTAAATGATGCTGTAGTAAAATATGGTAAACTCCCTACATTATTAAGTATATTACAAAGTGCGACAACAAGCAAAGTCAAAATAGAAATACAGAGGAGAAAACTTGAGTACAGAATATAATAGTGATATGCAGTTGTTGTTTTTGCGTATGATGGTCACAAACGCAGAACTTTATACACGGGTTATGAATATTATGAACCCTAGTAATTTTGAGCGTAGATTAAAACCGGTAGCAGAATTTATAGTAGAACATAGTAAAAAATATAATGTAATGCCTGAGCCTGCACAAATTAAGGCAGCTACAGGAATAGAGGTAGGTGTTTTACCTGAACTTGATGATGGTCATTATGATTGGTTCCTAGATGAATTTGAATGTTTCACACAAAGACAAGAAATAGAGCGCGCCATTCTAAAGGGAGCGGAGCTACTAGAAAAAGAAAAGAAAGATTGGAGTGTTATTGAAACGCTTGTAAAAAACGCCACACAAATTAGTTTGCAAAAAGATATGGGTACAGACTACTTTGCTGACCCAAGGGGGCGTCTTTCTCAACTTAAAAGCAACAATGGACAAAATTCCACTGGTTGGCCTAGTATGGATCAAAAGCTCTATGGAGGTTTTAATCGCGGTGAACTTCAAATCTTTGCAGGTGGAAGTGGTTCAGGTAAAAGCCTCTTCATGCAAAACTTGGCAGTAAACTGGTCTCAAGCAGGGTTAAATGGTGTTTATGTAACACTAGAACTTAGTGAAGGTTTGTGTTCTATGCGTATTGACAGTATGATGACTGACACAAGCAGTCGTGAAATCTTCAAAGACATTGATAATGTTGAAATGAAAGTTAAAATGATAGCCAAAAAAGCAGGCAAGTTACGCATCAAATATATGCCTGCTCAGAGTACAGTAAATGACTTACGGGCATATTGTAAAGAACTGCAAATACAAACAGGGGTCAAACTTGATTTCTTGTGCGTAGATTATTTGGACTTGCTTATGCCTGTCAGCGCAAAGGTCAGCCCTAGTGACTTGTTTGTTAAGGACAAGTATGTATCGGAAGAATTGCGTAACTTGGCTAAAGAATTGAATGTGTTATTTGTCACAGCTAGTCAGTTGAAGAAATTGAATTTGATCATAGTCATATCTCAGGTGGTATTTCAAAGATCAATACAGCAGATAATGTGTTCGGTATCTTTACTTCACGCTCTATGCGTGAGCGTGGTCAGTATCAATTGCAATTGATGAAAACCCGTAGTAGTTCGGGTGTAGGGCAAAAGATTGAGTTAGAATTCAATGTAGAAACACTCAGAATTACAGACCCTAATCCTGACGCAAATACTTATAAAGCTCCCCAACCTAGCCCCAATGACTTAATGAACAGGTTAAAGACTACAAGTAATGTTTCTCCACAAATTGATCCTAATTCAGGAGAAATTGAACCAGAGACTAAAAAAGTTGTAGCAGATGTTCAGGGGGCAAAACTTAAAGCCTTACTTAATTCATTAAAGAAATAATTGTCTGTTTTCGCATAAATATCAATAGGATAACTATTTTATGCAGAAAAAAACCCGTAGTTTGCTTGAGGAATTAGAGGCTATTGGCAATAACCGTGATGTAAATCATGTTATTGAAAGTCGTGCTCATAATATCATTACAAGTGCAATTAATTTACTTGAAATGATTAATCGGCATTATGATAAAGAAACCTCTGAAATATTAGAGCGAAAACTTTTAAATGCTATCAAAGGGCGTGACCAGACTAAATTTGTTAAGTCAATAAGAAAAAATCATGAATCTAACTGAATCATTGAGGATTCTCTCTAATAAATTAGAAAGTTTTTTAGTTGAGGGGGCTGGTCACCTTGATCATCCTGAAGATATGATATTTTTGGGAGGAAGTCAAGGGGCAAATGATGTATTAAACAGAATTCAGAAAACAGTCAAGACTCCTAAAGCTATAACAATTAAATGGGACGGATATCCTGCCCTATTGTTTGGAACTGGACTAGATAAAAAATTCACTGTGTTAGATAAACACATGATGAATAAGTTAGATGGAAGTGGTAGAAGAATTTACAGTCCACAACAATTTGCTCAATACGAT